GATCACGAACCCTCTTCGACAAAGTGACTGTCGTCCCAGTCAAAAACCGCTAGAGCGCCTGAATCAGTCAGCGGCTGGTAGCTGCCGGAGACGGTGACGAAGCCTTCCTCGCCCATGGCCAGCGTCTCGACCTTGTATAGCCGAGACGACGTGACAGTGTTGCTCAAAGTGAAAACAACGCCCCAGAAGGCTGCGTCTGCAACTACTCCACCGCTCACTGTGATCTGGGCCTCTCGCACACCCTCGGTCCCAGGCACCCAGTAAATGATTTTGTGCGAGCCGTCTTCCAGGGGCTCAGCGGCGTTCACCCGGCCATCAGTGCCGATGGAGCCGTTGGAAAACCGTGAGGTGTGAGTTACTTCTGAAACGAGACGGAAGTATGCGCCGGGTTCCAAGCTCATTGCTCCCGCCGGCGTCGTCTCAAAGCTCAGGCCGTGCGTCACCTTCTGCCGCAGCTTCAGCGCAACGCGCAGGAACGTGCGGGCCTGCTCGGCCGTGGTGCAGAACAGGCTGAGGTCGAAGTCTTCCTCCGGGTCACGATCGCTGCCGCCCTGACCGTCGCTCAGTCGAATCGAGAGGGCCCGGTTGCGGGAGAAGCCGTTGTCCGTCTCCTGCCGCCATTTGGCCACCCCCTTGAACAGCTGGCGTTCTTCAGGGCTGAGCCATGTGACCTTGAGGTTTCGGATGTTGCCATCAGTGAACAGGGCGCTGATGGCGGGCTTCGCCGTCCGGTCCATGCGGAAGGCACTGTCGTAGGGGAAGCTGGGCACCAGGCTGAACTGCCCGCCCAGGATGGTGAAATCCAGCAGGCAGTAGCTGGCCTGCTCGTAGATCCACTGGCGCAGGTTGAGCGACTCAGAAATGACGCCATCCCAGGTGAAGCCATTGGCATGGCACCAGCGGGCCGCCAGCTGCATCCGCTCACGGCTGACCGCCTGCCGGCCGATCGCGGAGCCGGCGCCAATGCGCTTGTCCACCAACAGGGTGTAGGCGATCTCAGCGAGGTTGTTGCTGGCGGCCGACATGGCACCCTCGGCCACCGGGTTGCCGTTGTCGTCGATCAGTCGCTCAATGACCACGCCACGCTTCACGTAGGCGCTGAGCTGCTGGAAGCTCGACCACTCCTTGGTGGAGTTCAGCCGCAGGCCGACATAGCTGAGGCCGTCGTACTGAACAGGCTCCTGGCGCACCTGTTCGTTGACATAGACCACCTCATGCTCAGGGCCGTCGAAGTGACTGCTGTTCTCGGCGTCGTAAAGCTTGTAGTCAGCGATTACGTCGAAGGGGTTGAGGTTCTCGGCTGGGATGTGATACCGCTCTTCAACCTCTTCACCAACCCAGGTCTCGACCACGTAGAGAGGCACGTTGCCGAAGCCCACCAGCCACGACATCTGTTGGAAGCCGCCGCGCTGATACCTCTGCCTGTTCCCGTTGCCGGGGATGTCCGTCTCGACGCCCAGCTCGACAACGCGATTGTCAACGATGGTCACGGGCCCCCTGCCGGGTTGGTCGTAGCTGTAGGTGCGAAGGCCGCTGATCTCAAACTCAGCGTTGCGCAAGCTCCAGCGGAACACCGTTCGCGTGCCCCACGTTCCCTGCTCGCCCTTGCGATACCAGTCAGGGTTGGTCAGTGGCACCCCGCCCAGGTTCACCCGGCGCCCGGAGAACGACACCGACAGGCCATCCTGCCAATACTGGTGAAGGCCGATCGGCGCCAGCTCAAACACGTCCCGGCCCTGCCAGCCAGCATGAACCCAGGCGCCAGGGAACGGCCGCAGGCGAAACTCGTACTGCCCCCTGGCATGTTCGATGCGGATGAAGTTGTACTGCGCCGTGGGGGTCCGGCCTTCGACATAGAACAGGCTGCCGCCGCTCAGGTCACGCCAGTCGCCGGTGTCGCCCAGCTTGCGCCACTCCAGCCGGAAGAAGCTCATCCGGCGGTTGTAGCGATTCAGGTTGCCGAGCGTGATGCTGCCGTTGTCGTCTTGGTAGGCGTTGATGGTCCCGTCGTCAGGCTCGCTGTTGACGTTGGGGAACCCGCTGATCTGCCGCCAAACCGTGGACTTGATGCCCAGCTCGGTCAGGTCGCAGTCGCGGGTGTTGGCGATGGTCGCCAGTGCCACCCGCTGCAGCACGAAGTTGAAGGACTGAAGCTCTGCCTGCCAGGGGTTGACCACATCCACCGGCCCGGCCTCCAGGCAGCGGAACCTGAAGTGCTTGCGCCGGCCGAGCACCCACGGCTCGGGGAACTCCTGCCAAGCCAGGACTGCCAGGGCGCCGCCAACCATGTAGGTGTCGCCCACCTGCAACTGCTCATCGGCCGCCGCCCGCGCATCCTCAGTCGCTGAGTTCACGTCATCGAGGCCCCACGGCGCAAAGCGGTTTTTGTCTTCCTCGTTCTCCAGCAGGACATAGCTGCAGTTCTGCCCCGGCTGCAGCCAGTTGTTGATCTCGGTCCCGGAGTCGCTCTGGTAGAGGCCAGCGAAGCTCGGGAAGACAGTGGCGATCTTGCTTCGCTTCTCGTTGTCAGCCTGCCGCTGCCGGTTCTCGGCCTCTCGGGCAGTCAGGACCAGCTCGTAGTTGACCCGGTAGAAGCTGCCGTTGGGCATGGGCCGGTAGAGCCCGAACTGCGTCTGCGTCGAGGGTGTCCGGGTAGCGCTGAACCATGGCTGCCATCCGCCGCTGGCATTGGCGAACACTCGCAGGATGTCGTCTGGCGACGGGTCAGCATCAATCGAACCTTGCGCGTAGCGATCGGCCTCAGTCAGCCGGCCGCCGTTCGGCCGGTAGTACAAGCCGAGCTTCGACTCGGTGTAGTTCTTCAGGGTCTGATCGCCGATGGCGTAGCCGTTGAAGTCAGGCTGCTCAGCCAGCTGGCCCAGCGACAGCAGCATGGCCGCCTTGAGCTGCTGGCCGGTGCCACGGCTGAGTAGCTGGGACCAGAGCAGCATGGCGTTCACGCGAACGCCGCCCAGCTCGCCCCTGCGGTTGGCGAAGACCACCGGAATGGTCTCCCCCAGCACCGCTACATCTTGGACACTGCTGAACCCCTCGCTCTGGAGAAAGCGTTTGGCGCTGGTCTGATCGGTCGTGCGCAGCTGCGGCGGGGTCTTGGGCTTGGCCGGCTTGGGCGCCAGCAAGGCACTGATCGCCGACAGGGCGATGCCAATGACCAGGCTGACGATGATGCTGACCGGCTCGTTGCGAACGTCAGGAACGCCGGCCAGGTCGTATTCAGCCGGCCTCTTGCCGTTGTAGGCGTCGCTCAGCTGCTGGAAGTAGAAGTATTCCTCTGCGGTGAGGTCAAGCTCGTCGCACAGCTCGACTTCAAATGGGAGTAGAGATCGACAATCACCAGAGCGCCGGGCGGGGACCACTGCACTGTCGTTTGAGCGAATCCCAGCCATCCCGCCTCATAGAGCACCGCCAGCCCGAGACCGAAATCTGAGCGGCATAGAGCAACCGTTCCACCCAGTCTAGGTTCGGCCACCTTCACGCCCCACCGCTGCAATTCCTCGCTGAACACGCTGGTGTCGCCACGTCTCAGGCGTCGATACCAGCTGCGTTGTGGTGGTGGGGTAGCGATGCCTTGATAGGCCAGGACGGCCCTGGCCAGGCCCAGGCAATCGGTGGCGCCATGCCGCTCAGGATCACCGCCGAGCCTGAAGGACATGCCGATCAGCCGGTGCGGTTCGATCACAGGTTGCTGATGGCCCCGCTGCTGGGCAGGCTGCCAACGATGCGGCTGGTGAGCGCTCTGGTAGGCGCTGAGGCCCCCACCGCATCAATGCCGCTGCTCAGCAGCACCTCAACTTGCACCGGGTCGTAGGACTGCGACGCCGCCACCCAGTATTCGCGGCTCAACACCCGACCCACCTCCCATGTCTCAGGGTGCATCGAACAGCTGACCACCTCCACGTTCCACTTGCTTTCGACGGCCTGCGTGGTGATGTTCATGGCCAGCTTGTTGCTGGCCAACACCAGGCTGGCCTCCAGGTTGTCGCCGGTGCGGTTCTTCGTGGCGCCGGCATAGAGGAAGGGCAGGAACAGGAAGTCCCGGCCCTCCAGGCGGATCGCCTGACCCACCTTGCCGTTCTGGTAGAGGCCCTGCAGGACGCCATTGGCATCCGTGATTCGCAGGAAGACCGTGAGCGCGACAACGGTCATCAGCGCATCCCAACCCTGGCCCGCTGCGAGCGGCTGTTGCGCAGATCGCCGAACACCCGGCGGTGGCCGGCTGCAGCACCCTGCTCAGCGGCCTGGCGCATCCCGGCCTGGAAGGTCGCCTCATCCACGTAGCGGACGGAGTTGACCTCTGTGACCCGATAGCTCACGTCAATCGTGCTGACGCCGCCAGTCTCACCGGCGCTGCCTGATTCGCCGCTGCCGGGGATCACAGCGCTGCCACGGCTGCCGGCGCTGTAACGCTGCATTGCCGCGCTCATCTTCGACTCAGGGATCACATACTCGTTCTCGCCGCCTTCGCCGATCACCGCATTGGTGGTGCCGGTGACGAAGCCGCCCTCGGCGTAGAGCTTTGGCATCCCCGGCGCGAAACCGTTGAAGCTGCCGGTGCTGGGGAAGCTGACCGGGCCTGCCCCGCTGAAACCGCTGAAGAGGCTGGCGCCAGGGTTCAGCAGGTTCAGCGCCTTCATGATCAGCGCCTTGGCGATCATCTGCGTCGCCATCTGGATGAACGCCTGGCCGATGTTGGCGAACATCTGGCTGAACGCCTGCTCCACTGTCGTGGTGCCGCTGATCACGCCGCTGATGGCATTGCTCATGGCACTGCCCAGCTCGCTTTCAACCGTGCCGGCCAGGCTGGCGATCATCCCTCTGGTGTCCTTCAGCTTCGTGTTCCACTCCTGAATCAGCTGGGCCACCGGATCGGCAGCCGCCACCGAGCTGGCCGTCATCTTGTCGATCGCCACCGCCGCCTCTTCTGCTGCCTTCTTCACCGCAGCGGTGGTGCTGGCGTGCTCTTTGTCGGTGATCGTCTTGTTCTTGAGCGCCTCGTCAGCCGCCAGCAGCTGCTCTGCGAGCTTCTGGCTCACCTCCAGCTTCTGCACTTCACCGGCGATCACCTCGGGAGCGACGCCCTCCATCTGCAAGCGGTTGCGCAGCTGCAGCACCTCTGTCTGCTTGCCCACCTCAGCCGTTTGCGTGCGGAACCCCTCTGTCAGCTCCAGGGTGAGCGCTTGCACCTTGTCGTCAGCGCCGGCGTTCAGCATCGCCTGGAACGCCGCCCACTTCTCCTGCATGTTCTGCAGCTCGGCCGAGGCCTGCTGAACACCGCCTTGAGCGCTCGCCACCCCGGCCTGCCCCGCCAGCGGGGAAATGTCGCTGCCAGGTGCCCCCAGGAACTGCCTCGCCCTGGCTTGCACGTCATCCGGCTGCGCCTGGCTGCCGCCCGGCAGCGAGGGCCACGTTGGGCGCAGCACCGCATCAGCCCGGTCGTAGTTGCCCGATTGAATGGCCGCATGGGCCTCTGGCCTGTGCTTGGCAATCCAGGCGGCCACTGCTTTTGAGGCTTCCCCGTAGTCGCTCGACCGTGGGTTGAGACCGCCGGACGCCTTGACCGCTTCCTTCGTGAAGGGCGACATGGCTTGGAAGTAGCCCTGCGCCCCGGAGCCCTCCGCATTGGGGATGTTCCGCAGGCGGGTCTCCAGGTAGCTCAGCCGCTTCAGGTAGCCATCCATGCCGCCCTGGCCTGCCGGCTGAGACGAAGCCGCTCCGCCCAGCACCTGTCCTTTGACCAGAAGATCGGCAGCACGTCGCGCCGCTGCTGTCTCCTGGCTTCGCTGAAGCGATCCATTGTTGCCAAGTGAGTTGACATCAACGCTGTTATGCGCTCCGTATGTTCTACCTGATCCGTCAAATCTTCCAATTACCTGACCACCGATGATGCGATCACCTTTCTTGACAGTTGCAGCGATGTGGCTGTACGTGGCCTCTAGCTTCCTGCCCAGATCGTCGATGAAGTCGATAACAACGTAGTTCCCATTGTTTCCAGCCGTGCCAAGGGCTTTTACGGTGCCACTGTGATAGCTCCTGATCTCATTGTTGGGTCCGACAGGCATGTCAGCCCCGTTCTGTCCTGAGGCATCCAGTCGGCCACTGATAGAACCAGGCAGTCTTACCGCCCCAGCTGAGCCAGGGGCAAAGCCCGCCGCCTCTGCCGCTGCATTGCGCTGCGCAAAGACCACCATCGCCCGAGCCATGGCGACTTTCCGCTCGGCCGCCGCGATCTCCTGCACCATGGCCAGACGCTTGCTGTCGTCTTGCTGCCGGTCGCTGGCGTACTTGGCGAAGGCCGCCGCCGCCTGGCGCCCTGCACCCGTCAGGCCATTCACCCAGTTGTCGCGCTCCTGCTGCTGCAGCTGGAGCTTGTAGTCGAACAGCTGGCGCTCCAGATCCATCCGATGGCGGAACACCCCATCGTCAAGCTCCAGCTGATTGCGCTGCAGCTGCTCATCAAGCTGCAACTGATCCTTGTAGATCGTCTGAGCCAGCTTCTCCTGCCGCTCCAGCTCTTTCTCCAGCTCACTCTTACCGCTCTGCTTTTTCTCCTTGGGACCAGGGCCCTTGCCGTCCCACACGGTGTCGTCAACCTGCTTCACCGCGCCCTTCGTCGCGGCGTCCATCTTCTTCAGACGGTTCTGCATCACCTCAAGCAGTGCTGCCTGGATGTCAGCCGGTGTTGGGCCGCTTCCCCGGATACCGCCTTTCTGGCGCAGCTTGGCCAGCTCCTCTGCCTCTTTTCTGATCCCGGACAGGCCCACGCCACCGGCGCCGCTGGTGCCCTTGAACAGTTCGCTGGCCCCGCTGCCGTCCCACAGGCCCATCGGAAGGCGACCGCCCTCAATGGCAGCCCTGGCGGCAGTGGCGCCAGGCTTGGTTGCCATGTTGATCAGGTCAACAACGATCCCCAGTGCGCCAGCCGCATCCTTGGCGATCGCTTCGATGTGCGGACCCAGGGAATCAATGATCGCCGCCAGCTGCACAACCGAATCCGAGATCGCTGGGATCAGGTGTTCAGTGAGCGCGATCTGCAGCTTCTCCCAGGCCACCTCAAACCGCTTCAGCTTTGCGGCCGGGGTCTCCAGTGCTGCCGCCAGCTTGTCACTGCCCTCGTCCCTCACCTTCTGCAGGGCTCGCATCACCACGTCGCCGGTGATCTGCCCTTCCTCGGCGAACTTCTTGAGCATCCCGACAGTGGTGCCCATTTCCTTGGCAATCGCCTGGCTGACCATCGGCGCCTGCTCCAGCACCGAGTTCAGTTCTTCCCCGCGCAGGGCCCCAGCGCCCATCGCCTGAATCAGCTGCGTGTAGGCGCCAGCCGATTCAGCTGCACTGCTGCCAGACAGCTGAGCGGCCGTGTTGAAGCCTTCGTAGATGGTCGTGATCTGCGCCAGCGACATGCCCATGGGCCGCAGTCGCCCATAGGTCTTGGAAAACGCTTCCAGCGACTCAGCCTGCGTCTGGCCGAACTTGGCGCCTGACGCTGCCGCCTGCGACAGCACCTGATCGTAGGAGTCGAATCCTGCGGACAGGAACTCCAGCCGCTTTTCCAGGGTGACGACGTTGACCGCCACCTTGGCCGACTCGACACCAAACTGGCCAAGGGCTACCGCCGCGCCAGTCGCTGCACCTGCGACAGCACCCCACGGGCCACCCACGGCACCGCCGATCATTGCCGCCTGGAACATTTGCTGGCCCGGAATGTTGGCCATCGCCAGACCTGCTCCCACGCCGGCGCGAACGCCTTGCCGCCTCTTCTGCGCTGCTTCGTTTCTGGCCAGTGCCGCCTGGATCTTCTGCTCCGTCTCCAGTGCCCGCAGCTCCATTTGCCGCTGCGCCACTGACTCCCGGATGGCGGCCGTCTCTTTCTGCTGCAGCGCCACGATGTCGGCTTGCCAGGCTTTGCCCTGCCGCAGCGCCTGCGCCCAGTTCCACTGGATCTCCGCAGTGGGCTTGAGGGCGGCTTCCAGCCTTGCCGCCTCAGCCGCTGCATCCGCCAGCTCCTGCTGCGTCTTGGCCGCCGCTGCTGCGGTCGCCGCCGCCGCATCCCTCAGCCCATTCAGCGCCTGAGCGCCGGCACCACTCAACCCCTGAGGCAGTAGAGCGTTGGAGTCAAACCCGCCGTCGATCCCCAGGCTGCGCTGCCGCTTGCTCTCCCGATTCAGCGCCTCCTGGAAACGGACGCCTCGGGTCTGCTCATCGTTGATCGCCTTGGTGACATTCAGCTCTGTCCGCTTGGTTGCCAGGCCGTCCCTGTAGGCGTTGAGGGTGTCGAGGTAGTTGCCGGTGCTGCTGGCGTCAAGCTGCTGCAGTCCGCGCTCCTGGAAAGCCGGCAGGGCCTGAACCACGGGGCCCCGCGCCCGGTCCATCAGGTCGCGGGCCACCCCGTCAGACATGCTGAAAGGCATGTTGAGGTTGCCCTGCGCCATGTCCTTCGTGGCCTGGGCAACGGCTTTCGCCGCACCGGCCAACTTGTCGGTCGCCCCCGTGGCCTCGTTGATCTTGACTGTCAGATCAGCGGTGTCTCTGATCACCCCCGGAATCTTGTCTCCAAAGGCCGCCAGGGCCACTGCAGCCGCGCCCCACAAGCCTGGATGCTGGGCCACCATGTGGCCGATGTTGGCCAGCAGCTCGGGCGCACCGTGCAGGCTGGAGTTGATTGCATCCCCCATGCCGCTGGCTGCATCAACCAGCTTCTGGCCCATCTGGTTGGCGGCCTTGGAGCCCACGCCGGTGAAGGTGGTCAAGCTGCCGGTGATCCCCTGCAGCGCATCCCCGACGCCTGAGTAAGCGGCTGCTCCCAACGTCAGGCCGCCGGCGATCAGGCCGCGCTTGCCGCGACTCCCCAGGTCAGTGCCAGTTGCGAGGTTGATGGCCGTGCTGCTTGCCGCTCGGGCCTTCTGCGCGATCCCCGTCACCAGATCAAGGCTCTGCTGCCGCAGTGCCAGCAGTGACCGCTCCCCTTGGATCTGACGGTCCAAGACCGCATCGGTCGCCGCACCAAGGCGTTGCCAGATCGCCGCCTGATCTTGCGTCTGCTGGCTTTGCTGCCGCTGCAGATCGGTTGCGTCTCTCGTGGTCTGCTGGATCCTTGTCAGCTGCTGAACCTGATCCTCCAGCGACCTGACTTGACGCTGAAGCTCCACCGTGTCCAGCGGGGCATTGTTCGTGCGCCCGGTCGCACCAGTGACCTCTTGCAGGCCGGAGATCAGACCCTGAAGCTGGCCTCTCGCCTGCTGCAGCTGAGCGGTGTATTGCTGAACCTCGGTGCGGACGCTGCCGCCAAACGCCCGCTCTTGAGCCTGCCCAGCTCGCTCCAGCACCTCGGCCAACTGCCGGCCGCGCTCGACCGTGGCCGAAAGCCCTCCATCGCTGTTGCGTGAACTGCCGGACTGGTTCTGACCCTGACCGCGGGAGTAGTTGCGGGCCAGCCTGGCGTTCAAGCGCAGCAGGGATGATTCCGCGACTAGCTCAGCGTTGCTCGACCGGATGGCATTGATTAGCTCCTGACGGCCGGAAATCTGTGCTTCAACGGCTTGCTGCGCCTGGCGGTCAACGAAGGTGCCCAGGTTCATCCCCTGGATCGTGCTGATGCTCCGCTGAACTGCGTTGAGCTTGCGATCCAGCTCGTCAATGACGGCTGTGTTGGCTGTTAGCCGTAGGGCGACGCTGTATTCGGTTGACACGCCTCAGCCCGCCACTGCTGCACCCAGGCTACCCAGGCAACAAAAAGGGGTCGTCACCGACCCCTCCGCATGTGCTTGGCCTCCTGCTCTTTGACGATTGCGAGGAAGGCTTGCCAGCCCAGCAATTCCTCCAGGGTCATTTCCTGTCGCAACCGGGTCAGGGTCATGCCCAACTCTTTGGCTACCCGGAACTGCAGCAGCAGGAGACCGTCTTTCTCAAGCTGCCTTTGTAGCTCTTTTGGGGTCGATAGCTCCCCCGGCAGCCCCCCCGGCGGCTTCTCCGCGCTGAATCACGGCAAGCATCAGGTTCTGCAGATCGGCGTCTTCCACCTCGTGCTTGAGCATGGCCAGCTCACCGGGTGCAAACAGAGGGGCGCCGTTTTCATCCTTTGCCTTCTGGAGCAGCAGCTGAATTGCAAAGGCGTTGGCGTCGCCGGCCTCACCGGCTTGTTTCTGAGCTTTCTCCCGCTCAGCCATGGTGAGGTTTGACGCCCACATAACGATTTCGTCGCCGTTGCCAAGCTTGACGGTTCGCTCCGTCAGCTCCAGGTTGGCGGCTTTCTTGAGCTTGTCGATCGCTCGCATGAGTCCCTCATGGTGTGCCTGCATCCTAGCTACAAACTGGATAGAAGGCCTTGGGAGGGACCAAGGCCTAGCCAGGCGGCGAGGGCAGGCCGAAAGACCGCCCTCGCAGTGTGATCAAACGGCGGGATCCACGGCCTCAGCAGCAGGATCAGCCACAGGATCAGCAGCAGGATCAGCCACAGGCTCAGCAGCAGGATCGACGACAGCTTCAGCAGCGAGATCAGCAGCCGGCTCAGCCTCAGGGTCCACAGGGGCCACAGGGGCCTCAGGGTCCACAGGGTCAGCAATCGGGGCCGCAGGGTCCACAGGGGCCTCAGGGTCAGCAATCGGGGCCTCCAGCGGGGTCAGGCCATCGGGCAGCGACTGGTCAGGAGTGACCACTTCCTCGCCGGGAAGCACTTCGGCCACAGGGGCCTCAGGGTCCACAGGGGTCTCGCCGGGCAGCACTTCAGGGGTCACAGGGTCCACAGGGGCCTCGGGGGCCTGAGGGTCCACTGTCGGCATTTCTTCGGGCAGGCCCTCAGGTGCAACCGGATCCACGGTGGGCATTTCCTCGGGCAGACCCTCGGGTGCAACCGGATCCACGGTGGGGATCTCTTCGGGGGCAGGCTCGGGTTCGACCGCCGGCACCTCAGGCATCACGCCTTCCGGCTCCACCGGGGCCTCAGGCATCACGCCTTCGGGCTCCACGACTGGCACCTCAGGCATCACGCCTTCAGGCTCGACCGCCGGCAGCTCGGGGGTCACACCTTCAGGCTCGACCGGGGCCTCAGGGTCCACAGAGAACCCAGGGTCCACAGGGGCTTCAGGGTCCACAGGGGCTTCAGGGTCCACAACCGGCAGCTCGGGGGTGATGCCCTCGGGCTTCACCGGATCCACGCCAGGGGTCACGGTCTGATCAACAGGGGCCTCAGGGTCCACAGGGGCCTCAGGGTCCACCACCGGCAGCTCGGGCATCACGCCTTCGGGCTCCACCACCGGCACCTCAGGGGTAAGCGGTTCGCCGCCGGGCGCCACGATCCGCACGTTGGAGGTCTTGAACCCCTCTGTCGGGTCGATCAGCTCGACAGTGCCGCCAGTCGGCATGTCGCGGGCAAAGTCCCGAAAGTTCAGGAAATCGCGGAACTTCTTGGAGGTGGAGGTGGCTTGAGCTTTGAGCGACTCCCAGATGTCGTGCAGCTCGTGGTCCCTGGCAGCGTCTGACATGATCAAAAATGGCTACGAGCCAGTCTGACAACTCCACCCCTAGCTGGACAAATAAAAAAGCCCCTCGCTGGGAGGGGCTCAGACGTTATGGCGTCCAGATCACAAGTCGATGCCAAGCAGGCTGCTTGGCTGGCCACTGATGCTGTAGCTCAGCTCGGCCGTGGTCGGATCGTCAGGGGTGACGTTCAGCGACATGCTGGTGATGCTGATGGGAGCTTGGACGTAGATCGACTTGGCATCGTCAGGTGCCGTACCAGTGGCGTTGGCCACGTGGTTCACGTAGAGCTTCACCTCAGCGCCAGACTGGCTGCGCAGCATCACGTTGGCCAGCAGGCGGTTGGCCATGCTGGTCTGGTCATCCGTGAACTGCACGGTCATGCTGCCGCTGCCAGAGGCATAGCCGGCTTGGGTGCGACGGAACTGGGCGTACTTGCCGGATCCGTTGCCAAGGCCGCAAGGCAGCGTGGTCGTGTCCAGCTCTTCGCGGGTCAGCTCCAGGCTGAACATCTTGACCTGACAGACCGTGGCAAACTCGGCGAAGTCGATCTTGATGTGGTTCTTGGCGCCAGGGGTGTCAGCCGTGCCCGTCCCGCCGTCACCGTTCAGGGTGATCGGGGTGTAGGTGGCGTCACCTTCAGCGGCGACCGTGATTGTGGTCGGGGTCTTGGCCACGATCACATAGGTCACGCCGGCGCTGAGAGCAGTGTCAAGAACAGCGTTGCCTTCCTCGGCGAAGACCACGGGATCGCCAATGGCGTAGTCGTGGTTGCTGGGGACAGTGATCGAATCACCAACAGGGAAATCAGCGAAGTCCCTGAGGCAGAACTGCGTTCCGGCAGGCTGGAAATAGATGGCGCCCTCTTGACCCGTAAGGACGCTCTGCGAGCAACTGATAGGCAGGAGACCAGCCCCTAGTTAAGGGTGGCGAAACAACAAAGGTGACGGGTGCTCAGGCAGTAGCCCCCTAGGTGTCCCGCCCGGCGCCGCCAGGTCAGGGTTGAGCCGATGCTAGCCAGACTGTGCTTCAGGCCTCTGGGGGCTTGTACTCGGTTCGCCAGGACTGCCTTCCTGAGCTACACGGGCAACGCCCCAGTGGCCTCATTCAGACCAGCAACGCGGGCGTGATGGTCTCAATGGCAGTCAAGGAACACGTCAACACGTGCCCGTGGAATGTCGCTCCCGCCGCCGGCAGGATCGAACGGGGGCCGTCAGGATTCGTCATCGTCACCTGTGCTCCGCATGTGCCGATCGCACCGTTGCTCCACAGCAGAAACGCCTTGCGGATTCGCGCAGCGATCCGTAGGCCTGCTGAAGTGCCACGGTTGATGGGAGTCAAAGCCCAGCAAGTCAGGGTGCCGCTGCAGCGATTCCACCGCCCCGAGCGACCGGAGGGGATGGTGAACGCTTCAGTGGAAGCCCAGCTTGTCACCAGTCGGATGGCCCCATTTGCTGGGATGCTACCTTCCACGTTTTCGTAGAGCAAAGCAACTGCTTCCCCTTCTATCTCCCAGAGAGGTGAAACAGGAGCATCGCCTGGCGTTGGCGTAACCGCCCGCCAGACCATCCCGCTCACGTTGACACGATCGCCGGCCGCGTAGCTGGCAGCAGCATCAAAGGCAGGAGGATTGAACACCGCCGCAAACGTCCCTTCGATGTCGCCGCGAATCCGGTCAAGGTCAAGCATCCGCAGACTCCCGGTTGGCCTGAGCGAAGTATTGGCCCGTCTGCCACCTCTGGCCAATGCTGGTGAACCAGTCCGGCGCCGCTTTCTTTGACCACCCCTCCATGCACAGGCGGGTGGCGTAGGGCAGGTTGTTGATCAGCAGCTGCTCTTTCTTGGCGTCCACCTGGGCAGGCGCCACCGGCGGACGCTGCGGATACCGCCCGGCCTTGTTTTCCGGCGTCATCGCGTCAGTGTCGCCATCCTCGTTGTGAATCCAGGAGCTGCGGAACCGCCCGGTGTCCACAGGACTGCGAGCGATCACGTCGCGGTGAGCATTGGACACCGACTGCTTCACGTCCCGCTCAAAACGGGCCCGGAGGTCGCGGCCGATGTTGCGGATGGGTCGATTGGCCATTTCAGACTCCCTGTTCGCGGCACTGCATCAGCAGCAGCGCCACCGTGGTGAACCCCATGGACTGCCCCGGCACGTAGACCTTCACGTCGCCTTGCACCACGCCGGGGATCTCTTCGCACTCCTTGAGGGTGTAGGCCTCGGGGTAGACCATCGCTTCAACGGTGGGGTCAGCATTGACGGTGACCTCGCCCGTCGCCGGGTTGTAACCGCCCGTGGCCCGAGCGTAAATCTTGGCTGGCGTGCCGAACTGCGTCAGCAGCTGCACGGGCAACGGCATGATCGCCGCGTTGAGAGCGCCAGCGCCGGTGTCCACTCGCTCGACATTGATCACGGCCAACTGCTTGCCGGCGTAGTCGGGAGAGCTGATCTCCAGGTGGCTGACGTTGCCAACGTCGAAAGCCATCAGATCACGCCCCCGTGACTGGTGCCAGCCTGAAACGTCCGCCAGTTGCCGTTCTCAGGGCGAGGCATGACCACCCGGCGACCTTCAGGCGTCCAGTCGAACTGCATGGTGCCAGTCCAGGCCGGTGCAGGGCTGAAGCCACGGCGCAGCCCAACCGTGGTGCCACGAGTGAGGCACGCTTGCGACATGCCGGTGGCCCCGTTGAGGTAGGTCTTGAGCAGATCGGCGACGAAGGCGGGCAGCCGGCCGAAGTTGCTGCCGCCCTTGGAGGTCTCCGATTCCGGCTTCATTTCGACCGTGATCGGCCCGATGGTCACACGGGAGTAATCATCCAAGCCGCCGCTGCTGCCGGTGGAACCGCCGGTGCTGCCGACAAAGCCACCGCCGGACGCACCCACTTCCGACGCCAGGTAGGCACAGGCCAGCTGAATGTCGAAGGGGATGGCGCCGCAGCTGCTGACGGGGCAGCCACAGCCGGCAAGCTGACGGGGCCAGGCGAGTCGTTGTTCGCACGAACAGACCACGCCTTTCCAGCTGAGGGGGTCCAGCACCATGGTGGCGCCGGTGAGGCTCTGCTCTTTCTGTTGCTCGGTCAGGGCCAGCCAGTCCGTCACCGCACCGCTTTGCGGCAGGGATTGAAGGATGGCGACTGCATCGGCAACGCTCAGGTAGCTCGTGGCCGCGTTGCCGCCGATGGTGGAATCAAACACGGCCAGTCTCCAGTGAGGTCAGCTGATCAGGCAGCGGCGGCCGAATCGGTGGCAGTCGATTCGGTGGTGGTGCTGGCGGCTTTCTTCGTGGTGGTCTTGGGTGCCGGCTCAACAGGTGCCGTCTCAACGGGGGCCGGTGCGGGGATGGGGGTGGGAGTTTGCTGGGCAGCGAGGCGGCGGGCGCGATTGAAAAAGGCCAAGCCCATTGGTCATGAAGCAAGTGGCCACAGGCTAGCCAGGCACAAAAAAGGGGAGGAGCCAAGCCGCCCCTCCCCTCAGTACCTCAAACCTCGACTACTGTACCACAGCTAGCTAGATCAGGCAGCAGTGGCCACAAGCTTGACCATGCGAACATTTTTTGGATCCTGGAACTCCATGCGCCAGTTGGCGCCGGTGGCATACTCCGCATTGGTGGGAGATTCGCCGCCGGGAGTCCCGATCCAGGACAGGCCGACCGGGTGCAAGAGGAACTCACGACGGTTGACCAGCACTTCGTGGCCCTGCAGCACGTCGCGGTCGGTCTCCACTGGGGTCTTCGCCGGGCACTCGGCATAAGCCACTGCGCCAGGTGCGAAGAAGTAGATCCCGTAGTCGCTGCCGGTGCGGGGAAGGGTGTCATCCACGATCACCGGGCGACCCAGGTAGGTGCCGTATTCAGCCCGTTGGGCCGAAACACGGGTGTCCAGCTGGGAATTGACGCCGGCAGGCATCTGAATCAGATCCTTCTTGGCCAGGTAGTAATAGGCGCCGGAGTGCATGGCCACGGCGGCCAGTTCCTGGCCAGCATCGCCGAGGGTGGCAATGCCGTCGATCATCGAATCAGCGCCCAGGGGAACAGCGGTGCCGCCATTCACCACGTGGGTGGCTGCCAGAGGGCCAGTGAACACGCCATTCAGGGCGGCCAGCAGGGTCTTCTGCTGCTCACGCACCCAGTATTCGCCAGTGCGGCGGGCGATGGCGAACATGGGGTCGTCACCGGCCAGTTCGGCGGCCAGGTCAGAGGAAGTCCAGGCACGGCCCTGCAGGTGACGAACACCCAGCTGCACGCCACCACCAAGGGTTGCAGCGGTCAGGGGAGTGGTGTCGGACAGGATCTCGGCGTCGCCGGAGAGATCGTTGAAGTGAGGGATGGCGATGCTGCGGCCACCTTTGGCGAACTCGGCTTCGATCGCAGCATTGCGAGCGATGATGCCAGAGCGCACGAAGCCAGACTTCTCCTGGCTGATCTCTTGCTGGTAAGCCAGCCAGAGGGCGGGGATAAACGGAACGTCAGCGAGCAACATGACGAGACAGAAGGTTGAAGGACAGGGGTTGGGCGCCGCCCAGGTTTGACTTCTCCCGCCAGGATCAGTCAGGTCGCTTGAGCGAAATGCTAGCGACAGCTGTAGCTAGCCCCATGAGAAAGGGGCCCTGAGGCCCCTGCGACGGCTTGAGCGAATCCTGGTTGGATCAGCCCAGGAACTTGGCCAGGCTGGCGTCCAGCTTGCCGGCGGCTCGGGCCTCGGCCATGAGTCGCTTGGCCTTCTCGGGCTCTTTCTGGTAGAGCCGAGCGGCCTCAGTGCGATTGAGCGAATCGGCGCTGAACGGATTGCGGCCGGTGTGAGCGCCTGCTGCGCCGCCAGCTTGACCACGGGTGCCCACGCCTGAACCAGTGGCTCCGCTGCCGGAGAAGTAGATGTCGAACTCGTCATCCTCCTTGAGGGATTCGACGAGATCCGTGAGGGTCTTGGGGTCGTAGTCGGGACCGCAGAGAACCGTGCTGCCGTCGTCGGTGAGGTGGAACTCGGCTTTCTTGAGCTTGAAGACGTGGCCGGGCCGGCGGCAACCTGCTTTGGCCAGGTGATCGACGACGAGGCGTTCGATCTTGTCTTCCTGCTGGCGCTTGAGGGCCTCTTGCTCACGACGCTCGGCTTCGTCGGCCTTGCGCTGCACGGCCTCCAGCTGACGAGTGAGCTTGGCGATCTCGGACTTCAGGAGGGGGTCAGGAGCGGCATCCTTGCCAGCTTCCGGCTTCTCGTCGGTTTTGGCATCAGTAGAGCCTTGGCCAGATCGGGCCAGGATCTCGGCAATCTTGGCTTCCAGCTCTTCATCGTCGTCGTCGGTCAGCCCGGCGGCTTCGACGAGTCGGGTGAGCCTCTTGTTGCGCTTGGCTTCTGTGAGCAGCTCGACCCGCTTGGCTTCCAGCTTTTCGCGGCTGGAGACTTCGGCGGCGAGCTTTGCTTTCAGCCGGTCAACTTCAGCCTGAGCGTCACTCGTGGTTTCAGTGGAGGGCGCCGCCCCGGTGTCCACGGTCATGGAATAGCGAAGGGTGTGTCAGTCCGATCTTAGCTACCCCGGCAGAACAGCCCAGCATGTAGCCATCTGCTAGCCAGGGTGGTATGATCTGGGCATGGGCGAGAGCCCGCTTACCCACCGTGGAGATTGCCGTCATGGCGACCCGTCACCAGTACACCCTTGATCAGCTGCTCGCTGAAGCCGTCACTTCCGACTTCTGGGAAGAGGCCGCCATCGAATACCTGGAAGACCGCAGGATCGCTCCTGTCAGCCATTCCCGTCGCGCCATCCTCACCCAGGCATGGAATCGCGGCTGGCGCCCTTCCCTCTGAGTGTTGCCACTAGCTAGCTAGTGGTGTATAGTACGGACATCGGGGGCGAGAGGGCCCCCACTTACCACCCGCTTCACCGCCATGTTCACCGAACTCGACTGCTTCACCGTCACCAGCTGGGACACCAACGGTGACACCCTCGTCATCGTTGCCGATGGCGAACTCACCGTCAGCGCTTCCGACCCGCAGGAGACCATCACCTGGCCCGTCTTCGGGGCCACCTTTGAGGTGGAGGTGAGCGACATCGAAAGCCTGCCTTCCAGCCTCGCTGAGGCCGCCGCGCTGGTTCCGCCCTGCGCTGAGTGGGAGGTGATCACTGACGACGACTGAGCTTCACCGGGCCGCTTCGGCGGCCCTCACCCTGTTCCCTTCGTCAATGACCTCCATCAAAGTCCATCCCTGGCCCCGCGACTACGCACGCTTTGAGGCCCTGCCTTGCATCCGCTCCATCCTCAAAGGCGCCCGTGATGGCGTCGAAGGGGTCGGCATCTTGACCAGCTACGACTGGCTTCCCGAAGGCGTAGACGGCACCGACATTTGGGGCGACACCTGGATCGAAGCCCGCGCCAACTGGATCAGAGAAGTTGCGCCGCTCCTTCTGGA